TAGTATTGTTGTGTACGGGTTAAATTCAAACTTACTGCAACCTGTGAATACCATCAGAATCAATAATAATGTCATCAACTTTATCTGCATCAATTTCTCCCTGGCTATCACACACTGTACACTGCGCTACAATATGTTCTTTAGTCAACTTAAAAGGTACTTTTATAAAACCATTTCCCTTACAAGTTGGACACACTACTTTAGTCTTTGAGTTTTCCATTTAATTTCTTTACTTTCTCTTTTACTAGAATGTTAATAGTTTGTGATCTGCTTAAAATTATATCAGGAACCATCTTCTTCCTAATTTTATCTATGAGTTCATATGTACTATGGCTCAAAGACACATTCTTATATTTAGTTATATCAGTCATATCTTTCCTTTATTAGTTTATATAGGATATATCCCACATTTTATAATACTTGTCAACAAATAAAACCTTGAATAGTTCCCCGATTATCATTTAAATAATAATGATTATTTTTAAATGTAGCAATTGTTTCACGGTATTTATCTGCAAATTCCAGGCATTCGTGTGCTGTCATTGCTATGGGTAGCTCAAACTTTTGTTGTAATAACTCTCCATTAAATAATATTATCAATATTATTAATGTCTTAGTCATCAGTCTTCTGCTTTGGAATCGTAGTTTTGTGTACCCCAGGATATAATTTTCTTGATCCCCGGTGCCTCAAGCTCTAACTCTGCATAAGGTTTCCACTGTTTCTTAATAAGGTTTAATTCTAGAATTAAATTAGACCACTGTTTTGAATTTATATTCTTACTTGTTATTGTTACTTTCTTCATTATTTTTTACCATCCTTTCTAAGAAGTTTAATCTTCTTTCTAATGTTGTCAAGTTATCTAAATGTTTATTAGCTACATTAAATAGAGGTATCAAAGAAGCCCCATCATTAGGTGTATTTGCATTTAGAATATTGGTAAGTTTAGTAAGTTCTTCTGTTACTAACGTTTCATTATATAATTTTAACTTCTCAATCATCGGCCCTGGCCTTGATATTTCTTATGTTTATTATTTAATTTTTCAGATTTTGATTTAGATTTTTTATGTTTTCCAGGACGTTTCTTAGGTTTGTCACGGGGTGCGTACTCGCCGCCTTTAGCTTTCTTCACTTCCAGTCCTTAACATAAGGTTTGCCACCATCACTACGTGAAGGCATAATAGGTATATAACTTATCTTACCATTAACATGCTGCTCTAGATCTGCACCACATTCCATACATCTAAAAAACTGTGTACTAATTCCAACTAAAGTTGTGATCTCATTACAAGTAGGGCATTCACCTTTAACAATTTCTGCTTCTATTTTAAATTTTTTTAATTTGGGCATTACTGACAAGATAAACACTCATCACTGTCTTTGTCAAGATCAGCTAGTGCTTCCTGTTTACATTCGTCACCGCAGAACATATCAAATTCTTCTTTAGCTTCAAATTCTTTCTTACATTGTTTACAATTTTTCATTATTTACCTCTAACCGAATCGATGAAATTATAGACTCTTCCAAATTGTTTGTCAATAGACATCAAGTCAGACTGGATCATTGTTACTATTAATTGAAGTTCTATGAGTGTGACCAATGTCCACGTAGCGAGTCCCATTAAAATGGTGCCTAGTAATCCTATTAAAAGTGTGTTAGTTTTTCTTGACATTTTTTTTCTTATTAAAACGGTTTGCAACCCATTCACAAATATCATCCATCTTTGCAAAGAAGTTGTAGCAAAATCTATCAATCATTTAAATAGTACCTATCTCTGCACATACAAATTTAGTAGCTACTTTATTATTATTAACAAAAATATCTTCTTGTGAAAGCATTATTTCTTTAGATATTTCTAATGCAGCAATAGTACATTCTTTCCATGAATTATAAGATTGTTTAATTTCTGCGGGAGGGAGGCATTCGTTATTAATAAAAGAACACAAAAATATTACTAAGGTGAATTTTATATCAGGAGTTTTTACTTGATCTTGTTCGGGGTATGCAGGCTCAGCAATTATAACCAGTATGGCAATTAGAAAAACAATAAGAGTGGTGAATTTGTAGTTCATATGGCATAAAGTCCTTTACTAAAAAAGTATAGCTCCGATCACAAACGCAACAACAGCGATAATAATCTCTGTTCTGTTATGTAATTGCCATACCATAAATTTATCTAAATATTTATTAACCATTAATATCTCCCCAGTTTTTTCCAAACTCGTAATCTACTTTGTTCGGTACTTCTAGTTTAACAGCATTTTCCATAATCTCAATGATTTTTTTAGCTTCTGATTCACTTTTTATAGATACACATAACTCATCATGTATTTGAATATGAGGTATAATACCTTCTTTATGTAGGTCTAACATAGCTTTCTTAGTCATATCAGCCGCACTACCTTGGATTAATTTGTTCAAAGCTTTGTAAGTATAAGCTCTTTTAATCCCTGGTCCATGTTCCTGGAGTGCATCTTCATGAGTCATAGCTTTATGCATACCAAAACTATTGGGTTCCCATAAATGGAATCTACATAGTCTGCCAAGTAAAGTTCTGATCTGTCCCCGGTCCTGGGCTCTGTTAGAAGCCTTCTCCATCAACTGTTTAACGAACGGTACTTTGCCATGATAAGTATTAAATAACTCATTAGCTTTCTCCTTAGACACTCCTAGCTCTGCTTGTAGCTTGGTTTTACCCATACCATAAAACAATCCTAAGTTAATGGTCTTAGCTTGTGTTCTCTTAATCTCAGCCATGTCGGCCACTGTTTGGTGGAAGTCTGAGTTAGGGTCATCGTTGTATGCATCTACTACATCATACACTGACGGTAGTTTATATAAAGCTGCGTAGTGTACAACCAATCTTGGTTCTTGTTGTGAGTAATCAAAACAACCCCACGTATGATCTTCTTCTGGAATAAACAAAGATCTAATCTTAGGTCCTAAATCTTTATTACGTGCAGGAATCTGTTGTAGGTTAGGATTCTGATAAGAAAATCTACCGGTCACTGTACCACCGCCTGCATTTCTTAATTGGTTTATCTCTGCATGAATCCTACCTTTATGTTCGTAACGTAGAATAGAATCTATAAAAGTTGTGTGTGCTTTGTTAACTTCTCTAGCTTTTGCAATTAGATTAACTACAGGATGCTCGTGTTCTTGTAAGAAGTTCTTAGTAAAACTAGGTGCATCTGTTTTCTCTGTTCTATCAAATGGTATCTTTAAATTCTCAAAGACTTCTGCTATACTTCTTGCGGCCCATATCTGTGGTCTAACATTAGTTTCCTTTTCTATTGCAGTTAGTATATCCTGTTCCTCTTTTATTAAAGTCTTTTTAAGTCTTTGTGCACCTTCGACATCAACTCTTACACCTTTGAATCTCATGTCAACTAGACATGGAAATAAATCTGTTTCTAAATCAAAGATAGATTGTGTGTCTTGTGATGTAATTTCTTTTTTCATTTCTTGCCATAGACCAAACGTAGCTTCTGCATCACGCTCAGCATAAGAACCAACATTAAGCGACGGTAACTTATACATCTCAGACTTTGGATCTATTCCCCATTGTGCTGCTGCCTCACTTAAGCCGGCCTCACTCTTACCATAACCATTATACTTCCATGATAAACTGTTAAGATCATATCTGAATCTATTTTCATCAGTCACAGCTGCGGCTATCATTGTATCAACAATCCTGCCGTTAATTTTTAATCCCAGTGCCCTGATCCAACATACATCATACATTGCATTGTGGAATATTTTAGTTGATGGTGCATTCAAAAGATCTTGAAACCATTCTAATACTTTCTTTCTATCCATGTTACCACCACCGTGGTGAGCTATAGGAAAGTATCCTTTGTAATTAGATGTTGCTACAGCTATCCCGATAACTTCTCCGTTACCAATGATTGCTCCAGATCCTTTTTTAATTAAGTCGGGATCTCTTGTTTCTAAGTCAATTGCAATCTCGTCAACCTGTGTTAGGTCTGGAAATTCTGTAGGTATAACCCATTCTGTCTGGGCGCTAAATGTAGGTATTTTCATAATGTTAGGTAGCAAAGAATCAATAGGCAAGTAAAGAGCCCCATGTAAAATGGTATATGATTATTCGGTTCCATAGTCCCTTTCAATTATCATTTCTATAAAATGAATCGCTTTCTCTAAGTCTTGTTTTTTTCCTTTATCTCTATGCCTCACTATGTACTTTATAGCACAACCCTCAGGATATAGCAATTCATTCTCAACTACAAACTTGCTTGGTTGTATTTTATATTTTTGATAGTGCGACCCACCAATTTGTTTATCATATGCTTTAGATGTCATAACCGTTTGCCTCCTTTTTAGCTGTCATTATATATAAGTTTTGTTTTGTACGGGTAACCCCTACATACCAAACTCTTTGTTCTTCATCGTACTTGTCTAGACTTTTGTCTATTGCCTCTCTTATCTTTTTAGTGTTGTCTAAAATAATTAAAACATTGTTTGCTTCACCACCCTTAGCTGCATGTATCGTAGATAGTTTAACTCTTGGGTCATCTTTTAATTTCTCTTCATTATGCATCATCTCTCTGATGTATAAACATTCTTCTGGGTCAGCTTTAAATACTTCGTACCAAAGATCAGTGAAACTAAAACCAAACTCTTTTAAATCATACATACGTTCTTCTTTTATTTCTGTATCAACTTCTAAAAATTCTAAAACATCTTTACATTCGGATAAAGAAAGCAAGTCTCCATTGGTCCAACGTGTATAATTTTGTATTGACTTGTACAGTCTATTCTTGTAACTTTTTCTACCCTTTAATTCAAAATAAATACCCATTTCTCTTAACTGCGGTACTAAACTTTTAATTCTATA